TGCATCAAAACCTTGGGTGAGTGATAATTATATTAGAAAACCAAATCGTAAACCAAGTTGGATTTAATTATGGATGGAACTGATCTATCAAGAATTGCAAATTCATTAGAAAGAATTGCATATGCTTTAGAACATTTACATATTGAAAAAATTGATCATGCTCATATAGATGAAATTGATCACAATCACATTGAGGGTAAGATTACCACTCATGATCAAAAATGGTAATAATGAAACACATATTATTTGACCTGATTGATTGTCCATTTGAATTGTTAGATGATAAAGAACACTGTCAACTCGCATTACAAATTGCATCAAGTGAATCAAAATCTAAACTTCTTGATTTGGGAATGCATAAGTTTGAACCACAAGGAGTAACTGGTTACGCATTGTTAGCAAATAGTCACATTAGCATACATACTTGGCCAGAAAAAGGTATTGCAAAAGGTGACATTTTTACTTGTAGTGATGTATGTAAACCACATAAGGCAGTAGAATATCTAAAGAAACAATTCAAAGCAAAAAAACTTACTTCTGATTCATTCGACAGAATATTATGAAAGAATTTAATTATGACCTCGATTACAAAAACATTGATTTTTCAATTGAAGAAAATCGCAAACTTTATCGTATTGGAAGGGGAGAGCAAGGAGTTCTACTGGTTCGCCCTTATACTAACGATATATGTGCTCATTGGAGATTTAAGACTCCAGAGATTGCAGTAGAGTCTTCTAACCATATCTTCGGCATGTACCTTGACTACCGTGATGAAAAAGATTTTATCGGTATGGATATGTGTCGTAAATTTTTGGAGATGGGTTTTACTCGTTCAAGACGCTATGCCAATCATCATACAGGCAAGAAATATGATGCCGAAGGAAATGTAAGACCCCAAGAGGAAGATCATGCCCATTGTAAATATGCTAAGTCTGCACAAATATTTAAGAAAGTTAGAGACTTAGTTGCAAAAAATGTTACATATGTTAAAATGAGAAAAGAATGGAGATCACAAGAATGATTTTTGCAGCATGCCCACCAGTTTACACCTTACCAGGTACTTGGGATGACCCAGAAAAAATAAAAAGATGTCAGGAAACTCTTATCCCTCATCTTCAATTAGAACCCGAAACAGGATTCTTAGTGTTCATAGGATTACTTGTTCTTGGTTCTATAATTTATGGAATTTACAACACTTTTGGTGCAGGAAGAAAAGGATTAAAAGATCAAATAAGAGAGCATGCTAAAATGCATGAGATGGGAATTGCACATGGTCACGAACGCAATACTTCTAAACCTATAATGACTCAGAAAGCACAAGAACAAGACTATCCACATCATCGTCATAATAAATAATGAGTGATTTTATATGGGTTGAAAAATATAGACCCCAAAAAATTGAAGATTGTATTCTCCCTGATAGTATTAAGAAAACTTTTAGGGATTTTTTAACCGCAGGTGAAATACCAAACCTGTTATTATCAGGACCGCCTGGTATCGGTAAGACTACAGTAGCAAAAGCACTGTGTAAAGAATTGGGATCAGACTATTATGTTATTAATGGATCGGATGAAGGACGTTTTCTGGACACTGTTCGGAACAATGCGAAGAACTTCGCATCAACGGTCTCTCTTGCGTCTGAGGCAAGTCACAAGGTCATTATCATCGACGAAGCAGATAATACCACTTCCGACGTACAACTCCTCCTTAGAGCGTCTATTGAGGAGTTCTCCGCAAACTGTAGATTCGTCTTCACTTGCAACTATAAGAACAAGATTATTAGTCCCTTACATTCACGCTGCAGTGTTATTGACTTCTCTGTTAACAAGAAGGATAAACCAAAGATAGCACAACAATTTTTTACTAGGATAAATGATATCTTAGAAAAAGAAGGTGTAGAGAGTGATAAGAAAGTTGTAGCAGAATTGATAAACAAACATTTTCCTGATTGGAGAAGAGTTCTAAATGAATGTCAGAGATACTCTGTTGGTGGTAAGATTGATAGTGGTATATTAGCAGCGTTCTCTGAGGTAGCAGTAAATGATCTAATTAAGAATCTTAAGAGTAAAAATTTCTCTGAGGTTCGTAAGTGGGTTGTTTCTAATCTTGATAATGACCCATCGGTCTTGTTGAGAAAAATATATGATAACTTATATGACTCAATGGTTCCAACAAGTATACCTGCTGCGATACTAGTCATCGCTAAATACCAATACCAGATCGCTTTTGTTGCAGATCAGGAAATAAATTTATTAGCAGCGTTGACTGAGATAATGGTGGAGTGTGAGTTTAAATGAACATATTTGGGTTATTTGGAATTTTTGTGTTATCATTAGGTGTATCATCTATTGTGATTTTTGTTTTTACTATTATGGAGTTGATGAAGTGACTAAAAGAACTAAACTGAGAAATCAATTAAAATCAAACATGTACTACGTTTTCTGGGGTGTTTGTACTATGGCGGTTATGACTGGACAGATTTATGTTGGTGTTGGTTATAACAATATGTCTCAGAGTGTTAAAGATCTGACAGAAATGATTCAGATTAAAATTGAACTGGAGGAGTTAAGGAGTCAACAAGGAGGAATCTTATACTAATGTCTCTCAAATCAATCAAAACACCATTAAGATATCCTGGTGGAAAGTCAAAAGCATCAACAAAGATGGATCAATACTTTCCAGATTTTGGTAAGTATAAAGAGTATCGAGAACCATTTTTAGGTGGTGGTAGTGTTGCAATTCATGTCACTAAGAACTATCCAAGACTTAAGATATGGGTAAATGACTTATATGAACCTCTTGTTAACTTTTGGCAGGTGCTTCAAGCAGAAGGTCTCAGTCTAACCGATGCCCTCATTGAACAGAAAGTGAAGCATCCTGATAGAGAGAGTGCTAGGAAACTTTTCACTGAGGCAAAGGAACTTATAAACGATCATGAATGCACTAACCTTGATCGTGCTGTTGCATTTTATATTGTGAACAAGTGTTCATTTAGTGGACTTACAGAGGCATCATCATTCTCTGAACAGGCAAGCGACTCTAATTTCTCTTTGAAAGGTATTGAAAAATTACCAGAGTATTCTAAACTTATCAAGAAGTGGAGGATTACTAATGATTCATATGATACTTTGATGTTCAATGAACTACGTTCTGGTATATTCATGTATCTTGATCCACCATATGATATCAAAGATAACTTATATGGTAATAAGGGATCACTTCATAGAAGATTTGATCACGATAGATTTGCAAAACAATGTTGCATCATGTCTACAGATATGATGGTTAGTTATAATTCTGATCAACTAATTTTAGAAAGGTTTAATGGATGGGCAGCAGCAGAATATGATCTTACCTATACAATGAGATCAGTGGGAAAGTATATGAAAGAACAGAAGGATAGAAAAGAACTTCTCTTACTTAATTACAAACCAAAACCTAGAGCTAAGATTAAATTCAGTTATGGTGAATGTTATAATAATACTAAATTAAAAAAAGCAGGATTAACAACATGAATGACGAACCGACAGATTTGTATGAAGATATGAAAACTTTGAATAGTCTTTATGAGGAACTATGTTGGTGTCACAAAGACATCTTAGAATTTGTACCTGATTATGAAAATAATTGTATTATTATAAGAAATAAAACTATGGATGAGGATCAGATAGATGGATAATTTATTGAAGGATTATATTAAAAGTTATCCTGATTTTCCAAAGAAAGGTATTTTGTTTCGGGACATGTTTCCTTTATTACAAGATCCTGTTGCATCATCTGTAATGATGAGTGATTTTAGAGACTTTATTGAAATATTACAAAAGGATAAACAAAAACCCGATTACATTGTCGGTATTGAATCAAGAGGTTTTTTGATTGGTAATGCTTTAGCATCAAGAGAGGTAATTGGATTCGTACCGATTAGAAAAAAAGGTAAATTACCTGGTGATGTTATAGGAGTTAATTATAGTCTTGAGTATGGTGAAGATAGATTAGAAATTACATCGGGTATCTTAAAAGATAAGAAAGTGTTGTTAATTGATGATTTACTCGCTACAGGTGGAACTGTTAGAGCATCTTGTGAATTAATTAGTAAGGCAGGTGGACAGTTAGTTGGGTGTGGATTTGTAATAGAATTACTTGGGTTAAAAGGTAGAGATAACATTCCAAATGTTCCAATTAAATCATTAATTTGTTATGACTGAATTAAAAGACTGGTTAAATTCAATAAATCAATCGAAGAAAAATTTGATTGATGATGATCCTGATATTGAAAATGAGTATCCACCATACATAATCAATCGTTGTTACTCTGGTCATCTTGATGCCATAATGTATGCAAATGAGATGAATAAATATAACTTCTTACCAAAGAAGATGCAATATGATTTTTTTATAAATATCCTCAGAGTTAAGAAGAGATTTTCTCCTTGGCTTCGTAAAGATGAGATTAAAGATCTTGATTATGTAAAACGTTACTATGACTATAGTAATGAAAAGGCAAAACAAGCTTTGAAACTTCTTTCCAAAGAACAACTTAATTTTTTAAAATCTAAATTTGAAACTGGGGGATCGAAATGAGTATTGTTACCGAATCAGAGATCAAGTGGTCATCTGATCAGATGGTTGAGATAAGTCTTAACGAACCTGATGATTTTTTGAAAGTTCGCGAGACACTTACACGTATAGGTGTAGCATCTCGAAAAGAGAAAAAAATTTATCAATCATGTCACATCTTACATAAACAAGGTAGATATTTTTTAGTTCATTTTAAAGAGTTATTCGCATTAGATGGAAAACATGCGAACCTAACTATAAATGATATTCAAAGAAGAAATAGAATTGCACAATTATTAGCAGATTGGGGATTAGTTGAAGTAATAGATGGGAATCAGATAAAAGACATTGCACCATTAAATCAAATCAAGGTGTTAGCATATCGTGATAAAGAGGACTGGATTTTAGAAACAAAGTACAATATTGGATCAAAAAAGAAAAAAACAGATGAGGAGGGTTGATACCTCCTTTTTTTGTGTTACAATATGAATAACATAAAAAGTATTTGTGAACAACTTAGTAACCTCCATTTGCAATTTAAACACTAGAAAGTTTGGTGATGTGGGTGAGATCTTGATGACTAAAATTATCAAAGGTTTAGAGAAGTCTGATGATCTATCCTATGATAAAAAATTAGGTGCTAAAAAAGGAGAAGTAAAAGTATCAAGAGCATTTAGAAAGGCAGAACCAATAACAGAGTCAAATATATGTGAAGTATTGATGAGAGATAACTCAGTTAGATTGATTGAGGATGGTAATAAGTTATCAGAGAAATGGGATTGTAATATACAACAAGTAAAAACAGGTTGTTTTGATATACTATGGTATGGTATTTTCTTTAAGGATATGATATACGTTTTTGAGATACCAAGTGAAAAAATTAGTGAGGATACGAATATTCAATACTCAGATAAACAGCATAGAGGTAATACAGGTGAAGGTCAATTTCATTTGAAAAATTCTAATATAGAATACCACACAGTCAATTATCTTTATGCTAAAATGGATTACGATGAATTGTGGAATTTATTGAATGAGTGATATACAATTATATCATGGAGATTGTTTGGAGGTAATGAAATCATTACCTGATAATAGCATTGATACAATTATCACTGATCCTCCATATGGAACTACATCTTGTAAGTGGGATATTATAATTCCTTTTGATGAAATGTGGTCTCAATTAAAAAGAATATCTAAACCCCATTGTCCTACATTATTGTTTGGTCAAGAACCTTTTAGTAGTTTTATGAGAGTTAGTAATATAGATGATTACAAATATGATTGGTACTGGCAGAAAGAAAGAGCAACTAATATTATGCAATTGAAAAAGAGACCTGGTAAGGTTATAGAAACAATTTCTGTTTTTTATAAAAAGAATGCAACTTATAATCCACAAAAAACAATTCATACTGGTAAGTTAAGAAGTAATAAAATTGGAAAAGGAAAATTAGGAAGTTTAATTGATAATAGTTCTAAGCAACCTAAAGAATATAAAGATGATGGAACTAGATATCCTTTACAAGTATTAAATTATAAGAGAGATATTTTAACATCAAATCTACATCCAACTCAAAAACCATTAGCATTATTAGAAAATTTGGTTATGACGCATAGTAATGAAAATGATGTTGTATTAGATTTTACTATGGGGTCAGGAACAACTGGAGTTGCTTGTAAAAATTTAAATCGAAAATTTATAGGAATTGAAATAAATGAAGAATATTATAAAATTGCAGAAAATCGTATAGGGCAGTTGACAAATATTTTTGATATGCTATAATATATTTGTTGGACGCAACATGGGAGTGACTGAATAAACTTACTGGCAACCGCTGGTTAAGGTGATGAGACACAGGTGGTGCTGCTGCTCGCAAGGGTAGAACCGATCAACCAATCGGGTCTCAGGCTGTAACGTATTTACTTCTGTAGTAATGCCCGTTACTTGTTGGTATACAGGAACCCAACCTCCCTCCTTTTTTGACCTAAGATGCAACTCTATGAGTCGGGCAGATGGTCTTCTTTTTTTTATATGTTACCATGAAAATATTTTTAGATACCGCAGACACACAACTTATCCAAGACGGATACAATACAGGACTTATAGATGGGATTACTACCAATCCAACTCTGATTATGAAGAGTGGTCGTAATCCAGAAGATGTATATCAAGAACTTATTAACATGGGATTAACTGATGTTAGTATGGAAGTTGTAGGAAATAGAAAGGAAATGTATCAGGAAGGTTTAAGACTTGCTAAGAAGTTTCGTAAGAATGCAACTATTAAAGTTCCTTGCACACCTGATGGTCTTGCTGTATGTAAAGAATTATCAAGACAAGTAATTAAAGTAAACGTAACTCTTATCTTCTCTGTAACACAAGCAATACTTGCTGCAAAGGCAGGTGCAACTTATGTTTCACCATTCGTTGGTCGTGTTGATGATAATTCATTTGGTGGTTTATGTCTGATAAAAGACATTGCAAACACCTATGCAAAACAAAATTGGAAGAAGACAGAGATACTTGCAGCATCTATTCGTAATGTAAGAGATGTTGGCAGAGCATTTGAGTATGGTGCAAACATTTGTACAATTCCACCAAAGGTCTTTAATGGGATGTATAATCATATATTGACAGACAAGGGGTTAGAACTCTTTGACAATGACTGGAAATCCGTACAAAAGTTAGGGGCTTGACACAATCCCAAAGAAAGTGTATACTAAATATTACTATAACAAAGGACTCGAAAGATCGTAACCCTTTGCGTATGTAAAAAGATCCCATGTCGGGGGTCTTATCATCCGCAAGGGATTTTTTCTTGCGAGATACTTTAAAAAACAAAATGATTAAATCAACAATCGCTGCAGTAGCAGCATCTCCATTCCTATTCGCTGGTGCAGCTTTTGCTGGTCCATACGTTAATATCGAGGCAAATGGTTCATATCCTGACGGAGCATATACATCTGGTAACGTTGAAGTTCAAGTCGGTTACGAAGGAACAACAACAAACGGAATCAACTGGTATGCATCTGTAGGACCAACAGTTCAGCACACAGAAACTGCTGACGAGTTCGGTGATGTAGAAATCGCTGGATACCTTGGTGGATCAAAAGGCATCTCTGAGAAAGTTGGTGTTTATGGAGAAATCTATGGCGCAACTAACGATGATGACTTAGACCTATCTGGTAAAGTTGGACTTAAGTACGCATTCTAAGATTTAAATATCTTACAATCAAAGACCTCTACATAGTAGGGGTCTTTTTTTATATAATGAATTTACTCAAGCATCCGTTGTTTCAGATTAATATGATATTGATTTGTTCTCTTGTGTTTATAGAGTTAATGCATATCAACTATCACAGAACAGCACCACCTTGTCCTGTACAAGAAATAGAAATGGAAGATGATTGGTGATATATAGTAGAAAGAATATAATAATTGGTATTTGATAAATGGAACCAATAAGGGTCAGATGTCGTTCCTGTAATAAGGAGGTAGAAGGAGTGTCTGGTAAATCAATATGCTGTGGATGTTCAAATCTCACAACAGTTTATGATGACCGCATATCAGCAAGAGATATGAGTAAGGTTATTATGTTGTGTAACTATGGAAATCATAAATCAAAGAGTCTTTTTAGTGGTGATGAATTAGATTGGCAAGAGAAAAGAAACCGACGCAGAGTTCGTAAGTTAGACTTTGAAGTTAGATAGTATAAATAATCAAAAAGTATATTAATGGCTAGTAATCTTCGAGTAGATACAATATTACCGTCTACAGGAACTTCCCTTGGGATAGGAACTGCTAGTGGAACAACCACTATTACTGGAACACTAAATGCTGCGAGTGCAACTATTACAGGTAATCTTGGTGTCGGTGGTGTCTTAACATACGAAGACGTAACAAATATAGATTCAGTTGGTATTATAACAGCAAGAAGTGGTGGTTATCTAGATATAAGGACAGGAAGTAGCATCAATACAAATGCAACTGGTTCCTCTGCATCAGGAACTATT